TTACTAATTGGAATGGAGGGTTGGTATTCGATGAGGTGCAATTTGACCTGGAAACTAAAGGCTACGAAGTCATCCCGTTTTTACTTCCAGCTTGTGCCGTTAATGCCCCGCACCGCAGAGACAGAATTTGGTTTATTGCCCACTGTGACAACAAGATCGGACAGCGGGAGAAGTGTAACAATAGTGGATGGGAAGATAAAAAACCAAAGTCACACAACTGGAACGACTTACGGAATAACATTGGGGCAACTAATGAGAGAGAACTTATTACCGACACCTCAAGCATCCGACTTTGTGAGCACAGTTCAAGCAAACAATCACTCGTTGAGACATCTCGAACACAACACAGGATGGACAACAAAGATTTTGCCGACTCCCAACAGTTTCGATTGGAACACAGCGAGAAGCGAGGAAACATTGATCAAGGCAAAAGAGAAACACAAAGAAAAGGGAGTAAATTTGCAAAACAGCCTAAGACAGATGGCTGGTCAAGGTTCCCAACTAAATCCCCTATTTGTGGAGGAAATGATGGGATTCCCAGAGAATTGGACTCTATTACCTTTCCTAAATGGAGAAATGAGTCAATCAAAGCATACGGAAACGCAATAGTTCCACAAGTTGCATACCAAATATTCAAAGCAATTCAACAATATGACACTAACCATTCCCAAACTAACGGCTAAAGCTCAAAAGATATTCAATGCATACATAAGGCAAAGAGACTCCGAGAACGGACTATTCACTTGCATTTCTTGTGGTCAAGTCAAACCAACCGAACTTATGGATGCTGGACACTATGTTCCACAAAAGAACTCAAGTGCTTTAAGATTTAATGAATACAATGTAAATGGAGAGTGTAAGTCTTGCAACGGCTTTGATCAGTTCCACCTTATTGGTTACCGAAAAAACCTCATCAACAAGATAGGGATTGAGATGGTTGAATACTTAGAGACTCACAATAGAGAAATAAAGAAATGGTCTCGCACCGAACTTTTACAAATCATCAAAGATTACAAGCTATGACAATAAAATATTCAAATCATAAAAAACAGTTTATACCTTATTACAAAGGATTTTATTTAAGAAAAGGCACATTTCCAATGTTTAACAAGTGGAAATATTTGCAAATTGCTTTTTACCAACACACTTTATTTATCACTTATGGCAAAGAATATCAATAAAAAATAACCTATGATTACCATAGCAGCACAAATAGAGGGCATTGCCTCAAGAAAGGACAAGACAATCAAACTAACATTGGGAACCCAAGAGATGACTCCAAATGATGCAGCTCAAATCTTCAACCTCAATCAAAAACTTTGTTATGTTGCTCTCAAAGAGGAGCACTTTACCCAAGAGGAGGAAACTCTTATTGCCGACCTTAAAACAGACTTTGACAATATCAAATCCCCATCACAACGATTTAGAGCCATTTTGTTCGTTAATTTTCAGCAGCGACCAGATGGGTACAAAGATTTCCAATCGTACTACCTTGCGAAGATGGATGCCCTTTGTGAGCATTTTAAAAACAAATTAGACTAACTTTGTTGTCAAACATTAACCAAATGCTAATAGGAGAAACAGAATTTTTAACAATACTAAGAGAAAACGGAGGACTTTATGCAAAGACTGCTAAAGCCATTACCGAATTAACTGGTGTGTCCATCTCAAGACAAGCGGTTTACCAAAGAGCCCAAAATTATCCAGAGGTTCTAAAGGACATCAAAGAGGAGATTATCGATGGTGCAGAGGATGGATTGGCTGACTTGATGAAGTGCGATGACAACAGAATTAAACTTGAGGCAATCAAACTTTACCTAAAAACTCAAGCTAAATCAAGAGGATATGTCGAAAAACAAGAGGTTGATTTAAGCGGATCAATCAATATAAACTGGGAAGAAAAAAGAACATACGTTGGAAATAACCCATCAATCTAATGGAATTATCCATAAAACAAACCATTGCACTTGATCACTTAGAAGACAACACAACACTTGAATTGCTATTCGGTGGGGGTGCTGGAGGTGGCAAGACTGCATTGGGAGTTTATTGGCAACTAAAGAATAGGTTAAAATACCCAAATACAAGAGGTCTTATTGGTCGTGCCGTTCTAAAAACACTAAAGGAAACAACATTGGTTTCACTATTCCAAATTGCTAAGATGCAAGGATTGGAGAGTGGCAAACACTACAAATACAATGGACAATCAAACCAAATCGAGTTTTTTAATGGATCAGTAATCTTGTTAAAGGATTTATTTGCTTATCCATCCGATCCAAACTTTGATGAATTGGGTTCCCTTGAGATTACCGATGCATTTATTGATGAGGCAAACCAGGTAACCGACAAGGCTAAAAACATAGTAAGGTCAAGGATAAGATACCAACTTGATGAAAACAACTTAATTCCCAAAATACTTTACACTTGTAACCCAGCTAAGAATTGGGTTTATTCGGACTTTTATAAACCTCAATTGGATGGCACTTTGCCAACATCTAAGAAGTTTATTCCATCCTTAATTGATGACAATCCGTTTATATCAAAGCATTATAAAGAATCTTTGTTAACTTTAGACACGGCATCCAAAGAACGTTTGTTGTTTGGTAACTGGGAATATGACAATGATCCATCAACTTTAATTGAATATGACAAGATTATTGATTGCTTTTCTAACACATTTGTTCCTAATGGTTCGCCTTACCTTACTTGCGATGTCGCTCGTTTTGGTAACGATAGCACTGTTATTGGCATTTGGCATGGGCTTCGTGTTCGTTTCTATCAGTATCGCAATAAGTCCGTTGTGGAAGTTGCTGACATCATTAAATCCCATCAACAAACCCACCAAATCCCAACAAGTCACATAATAGCGGATGAGGATGGCATCGGAGGGGGAGTTGTGGACATTCTGCGTTGCAAGGGATTTGTGAACAATAGTTCGCCTTTAGATAACCCAGTTACACTAAAGAAAGAGAACTTTGACAACCTAAAATCTCAATGCTACTTTAAGTTAGCAGAGAAGATAAACAACAATGAGATTTACATCGAAAACGATGGAAATATAAAACAATCTATTATCCAAGAGTTAGAACAAGTGAAACAAAAGGACATGGATAAGGATGGCAAAAAAAGAATTTTACCAAAGGATAGTGTCAAAGCGTTGATTGGTCGTTCTCCAGACTTTAGCGATGCAATGGCAATGAGGATGTATTTTGAATATTCGCCAAAATTCTCCGTTGCCGTTTGGTAATTACAAAAATTGTAACTTTGAACAAATAACTTAATATGGGTGTACTTGATTTTTTTAGTAAAAAGAAACTCCAAACTGTTGTTCCAACTTATCCAACGAGTTCCCAAATAGCAATACAAAAAGGAATTGTAACATGGCAAGGTGCAAATGCACAAGGTTATGTTCGAGATGGTTATCAAGCAAACGACATTGTTTATTCAATAATCAAACTAATTACGGACAAAGCAAAGTTGGCTCCATTCCACGTTTATAAGGAGGTGGACACTCAAGCTGCGGCTCGTTATAAAGCCTTGATGAAACAACCAGATAAAATCACAAACTGGCAAGAGGTAAAAGAATTGCACACAAAAGCGTTTGAGATTTACACTGGCGATGCAAGACTAAACGACTTATTGAAATATCCAAACGAGGAAGACACTTTTGCTGACTTAGTTGAGCAATGGTGTGCATTTAAACTAATCACTGGAAATACATTCATATATGCAAAACTTATCGAGGGAGGTGCAAACCAATCAAAACCATTCGAGTTGTACGCATTACCATCTCAATACATGGCTATCATCGCAGACGTGGAAGTCTTTCCACCAGTGCGAGTGGGATACCAATTATTCTATGGTAAGTTGTGGTCATTTGATCCAAAAGAAATATTGCACGACAAATACTTTAACCCAGCATGGAATGTAACTGGTAACCAGCTTTATGGTCAATCGCCTTTATTAGCAGCGGCAAGAACCTTGACTCGTTCAAATGAGGCTAAGACTGCTGCCGTTAGTGCGTTTGAGAATGGTGGACCAGCTGGAGTTTTATACTTTAATGATGACCGATTTGATCCTAATAGTGGAGCACAACAAGCCCAAGCACTTAAAAAGTCTGTTGGCGAAAAAAGTGGCTCATCAAACTACAATTCAATTGCCGTGTCTGGTTACAAGGTGGATTGGAAACAAATAGGATTAAGCCCAGTTGAATTGAACATTATCGAGAGTGAAAAGTGGGATATGAAATCACTTTGTAACATTTATGGTGTACCATCTCAATTGTTAAACGATAGCGATAACAAAACATACAATAACCAATTAGAGGGAGAGAAAGCATTGACTTTGCGTTGTGCTATTCCTTTGCTTGATGGTATTGCAGAAAATTTAAACCGAAAGTTAAAGAGTGATTGGGGTTATCGTGGGCAAAACATTTACATTGGATATGACATCAAAGTCTATCAAGAATTAGAGGCAAACAAGACAGAACAAGTGGATTGGTTAGATAAGGCTTGGTGGATTGCACCAGCACAAAAAATGGAAATCATGGGCATTAAGACTCCAGAATATATCCCACAAGAGGAAATGGAGAAACTTTACATCCCATCTAACTTACAAGCACAAGATCAGTTTATGCCATTAGATTTACCAACCGACCAAAACCCATAATATGCAATTTGTAGAATTTTTAAGCCATTTACTTGATGCCAAAGAGCAAACAATTGTATGGCACAATCAAACGATGAGTTATGCAGAGCATAAGGCATTGGATAAGTTTCAAGATGAATTAGCCGAGTTGTATGATGGGTTAGTTGAGAGTGTGAGTGGAATCTATGGTCGCCCAAAGGGTTATTCTGTGGGAACATTGCAAGACTACAAAAGCAGTGACCAATTGATGAAATACTACAAAGAATTGTATTTATACATCCAAACCGAAAGAAAGACTATCTATCAAGAATCTTGGGTGCAAAACCAAATAGATGAGATTGCTCAATTGATTGGCAAAACACTTTACCTTTTAACTTTAAAATAATGAAACACATTGACATCGTTCTTAAATCATTAAACGATTTAAGCAAACACTTAGAAGAAATCAAGGCAACAACTGGTATGAATAAGATGGGTGTCACTCATGCAGCCGAGTTAGTTGCTAATGGTAAAGTAAGCAAACCAAGTTCTTGGAATCCACCAAGTGCAAACGAGGAGAATGCTTACATCAAAGAAAATGGCATGGCAAAGTACGGAATGTGGTTTCTTGGTGTTGATAGCAATGTAAGTGCGGAAGACAAAGGACATTGGCATTACATTTACACAAGTGACTTTAAAACTGTTGATCGTGCTGGATTGATTGCAATCCGCCAAAGGGCTGGTCAACAAAAACAAACCGATGTGTTTAATGCAGCTGGTAAGTTATTAGAGAAAATTGATGCATAAATGATCTGGCACGACTATCGTAAACTTTACGAGAATGCAATAAAACAATATTCCCCTAAGTTCAAGAAAGAACTACAAAATCAGGTGGATGAGTTTTGTCGTACCCAAGATTATGCCTCAATAACAGATAAAGGGCTCAAAAAGACCATTAAAAGGCTTCACGTTGCCTTAGGAACCAAAATGGCTGCCATTTCCTCAAGAGACATTAAAAAGTCCGTTAAATCGGCTGAATTGCCCCAAGAAAGCAAATCCGAGCAAACCGATATATGGGCATACACTATTTTGCAATTCTTAGACCGAAAGGGAGTTGATAATTTAGCACAAGAATTAACGGACACAACCATAAAACAAATACAAGCATATTTATCCAAATCCTTAACGGAGGGATTGACTATGCAAGAAACGATTAAGAATCTTCAATCCGCTGGGATAACAAACTATCGTGCCGAGTTGATTGCAAGAACCGAAACGGCAAAAGCCGCTAACATTGGTTCAATGGTTGGGGCAATTTCAACAAACTTGGTAACTGTTAAAGAATGGATTTCGGCTAAAGACTTTAGAACGAGAAGAATCCCAAGAGATATGTTTGATCATCTTGCAATGGATGGAATACAAATCCCAATGGATGCGTTTTTCCAAGTGCCAACCAAGAAAGGATTTAACGAACCAATGTTACATCCTGGCGATGTTCATGCATCCGCTGGGAATGTTTGTAATTGCCGTTGTACCTTAGGTTATGAGGCACAAAGAGACACAAATGGGAAATTAAAGACATACACAAACAATCCACCAATGGGCGATGCTGGATTAATTTTTAACTTACTCTCAAATTCAATAGGGAGAGAAATCTCTCAACTAATAGCGGAGGCAATCCTATAACAAAAAAAATATTAACTTTGGCTTATGAAAACATTTCAATCTAAAGATATACTTATCCAAAAGGGCGACACTCCATACTCTGTGATGGATGTTGACATGGCACAACGTAGAGTTAAAGCCGTATGGGCAAGATGTGGCAATGTTGATCTTGACAATGACATCATCGTTCCAGAGGCATTTACAAAGACTATCAAGGAAAGAGGTCCAATGGGCAAAAACTTAGTTTGGTCTTTGGTTGATCATTGCACCGAAATGGATGCCGTAATTGGTAAACCAGAACAATTATACATCGAGGGCGATATGCTTATTGCAATCACTCCAATTGTTGAAACCGAGAAAGGCGAAGACATGATCAAGATGTACGATGCTGGGTTAATCAACCAACATTCAATTGGCTTTAGTACCTTACAATCAAACGTTGACAAAAAGGGAATTAGAACTATCACAGAATTGAAGTTGTATGAGGGATCAGCCGTTTTATGGGCTGCGAACCCAGAGACTCCGACTTTAGATGTTAAAGGCGAGGTTAAAAAAGAACAATTAGTTGACCGATTAGAGAAACTATCAAAGGCATTTAAGTCTGGTCGTTTTACCGATGAGACATTTGCTTTGATGGAAATCGAAATAAAAAAGATACAAGCTGAATTATTAGCAATTCAAATCGTTGATGAAATCACTCAATCCGAGCAATCAATTGAGCCGAAAGTTGATGAGAAGAAAGAAGATAACGAGCAAGTATTAAAGGCAATCCAACAATTTAACAATCTATTTAAAAAGTAAAAAATGGAATTAGAAAACCAAATCAGCCAAATGGCTGAAAACGTTAAGGGCATCAAGAGTGATGTTGCTAACGAAATTGAATCAGCAAAGACTGAAATCAAGAGTGAAATCAATGTAGTTAAGGATGAAATGCAAAAGCAAATTGATGGTGTATTAGCATCTCAAAAGAAAGCTGAAGCTAAGAAAGAATCTAAGACTATCGATCAAATGATCCTTGAGAAATTAGATGGTAAGATGGGCGAGTTCGAGATGGCATTAAAATCATCTTCTGGCTCTTATCGTATCGAATTACCAGAGGTAAAAACAATGTTATTAAGCAATAGCTTAACTGGTGATCCAGTAGCTACATATGCTCCTAACCAAGCTATTTTCCCATCTCAAAAGATCAACTTTAGAGATTTAGTGCCAACAGTTCGTTCTACAACTGGATTGTATGTGTACTATGCTGAAGATACTGGCGAAACAAACAACATCGGTAAGCAAACAGAGGGTAACGATAAAGGCGAAAACAACTACGCATTAACTGAAACTAAAGTTGTTACAAACTACATCGCTGGTTTTACAACTTTCTCTAAGCAAATGAGCAAGTCTTTACCTTTCATCTCTCAAACTTTACCTCGTTTGTTACAAAGAGATTTCTTTAAGAAAGAGAACGCATTATTCTTCGCAACTGTTTCTGCTGCTGCAACTGGTAGCACTACAACTGCTGAGACTAACGACTTATTACAATTAATCGACTACATCGGTAACCAAAAAGCTGCTAACTACAACGCATCTTATGTGTTAGTAAGTGAGGCTCAAATGGGTAAGTTATTGAAAGCTACTGTAACTGCTGGTTACTATGCTGGTAACGGATCTGTAATTGTTAATCCTAATGGTGGCATGACAATCTGGGGTGTTCCAGTTGTATCTGCATCTTGGGTAACTAACGACAAGGCTTTAGTAATCGACAACGACTACATCGAGAGAGTAGAAACCGAATCTTTAGCAATCGAGTTCTCTTACGAGAATGGAACAAACTTCCAAAAGAACTTGATCACTGCGAGAATTGAGTGCATGGAAGAAATCAACTTAATGTTGGCTAACTCTGCTATCTACGCTACAATGAACGCATAGTTTGGATGATTTAGTGAATATCCCCCAAAGGGTGTGGCTTAACCGCTGCACCCTTTTTGTTTTATAAAAAAAGAGTAAATTTGTAAAAACATAAGAAATGTATAGTTATCAAATAGATTATGTCATCCAAAACAACACTCCAACTGTTGAATGTATTACAGTTGCAGAGGCTAAGCAATATTGCAGAGTGAGCAATGATGTTGAGGATGATTTGTTTGTTGATTTGATTATTCAAGCACGACAAATCGTTGAGAAAGTGACAAACCTAAAATTAGTTCCTTGTCAAGTGGATGTGTGGTTCAATAATGCTGGAGGTAACTTCCAATTGCCATTTGGACCAGTATCATACATATTGGGGATGTGGGATTATCAAAACACTCAAATTCCATCTAATATTTATCGTTTAATGGGTGCTCAATATCCAGTCGTGAGATACCCTCTTTATGGGGAAATCAAGATGTCTTACATTGCTGGATTTGATTGTGTTCCTACTGATTTAAAGGTGGCAATGTTAGATCAAATAAACTATGATTATGAGAACAGAGGAATGGATGTAAATGACATGGGAATATGTGAAAAAACAATGAGAGCGTGTCAAAGATGGACAAGAACAAGCCCAATTTTATAAAATGAGAATAGGTTTACACAAAGACAATTATGTTGATGCCAACTCAATGACAAGGTTGGTTGAAGTTTATGCCCCTACAAGGGTTGCAGATGGTCAAGGTGGGTACACAACCACATTTGCCTTACAACAGACTGTTTGGGGAGATTATCGCCCACAAGAGCAAAACAGAGCCCTTTTGGAAAGTGAGTTGAGTTTTACTCGAATGGCTAAACTTTTTATAAGATGGGATTTAACAATAACTGACAATTACCAACTCGAAGTTGAGGGGCAACGTTACACAATCCATTCAATTAAGGATGTGGACAATGCTCATCGATTTTGGGAAATCATAATGTACGCATAATGGCTGGATTTGCACTTAATCTTAGTGGTCTTGAGAACTTGCAAAACAAGTTAAAGAAACTTGAAAATAACCTACAAACGGAGGTTGCTTTGGAGTTAAGTGCATCCACAATGAATATCGAGAAAGGTGCAAAAAGGAGAGCCCCAGTAAACTTGGGTACTTTAAGACAAAGCATTCATGCCGTGTCATCAAGTCCATTGACTCACTCGGTTGTTGCCCAAGCATCTTATGCTCCTTATGTTGAGTTTGGTACTGGTGGCAAGGTTGAAATCCCTCCAGGATTTGAACAATTTGCTGCTCAATATAAAGGCAAAGGGAGTGGGAGTTTGGAGGATATGATACAAGCCTTAACCTTATGGGTAAAGAGAAAGGGATTGGCTGGTACTTATAGTGTAAAGACACAGAGAAGAACTGGAAGTCGTGGTGTTCAAAAATCACAAGATGAGAAAATGGCTCGTTATATAGCAATAAAAATATTGAGAAACGGATTAAGGGCTCAACCATTTTTAATACCAGCTTATGAGGAGGAAAAACCAAAATTGTTTGAACGATTAAAAAAGTTAATAGATGCTAAATCCTAATGTTGAAATAAAGAAATGGTTTTACACCCATTTAGCAAGTGCCACTGGATTGAGTGTATATGATGGTTTTGCCCCAGATAATGCTGGGAGTGAATACATCATTTTAGATAGTAGAACATCATCACAAGAGGATGGCAAAAGTGGTTATACAAACTCGATTTCTATTGGCGTGGACATTGTCACAAAAAATGCTAACTTTGGGTATAAACGATCCGAAGAAATAAGCAATTTGGTGTTAACGGAAATCAATTCCGATACTGATATAACATTACCAGCTGGATGGGGTTCCACCAGTTTGTTTGTTCAAAGTATAAGAAACATTGACGGCTTAAACCCTTTAGACAACGTTTTTAGGACATTAATAACATATAATTTAACAATAACTCAAAATTAAATACAATGGCAGAAACTAAAGTATCAGCAAGGGATTACATCTTATTAGCTGACATAGACAACGATGGCACATTTAAGCCAGTTGCTTGTTTAACTTCAAACTCATTAACATCAACTGTAAACACAATTGATGCAACATCTAAGTGTGGAGATCAATTCCAACCTGGTCCAGCATTCAACCAATCTTTTAGAGGAGAGGGGTTTGCTATCGATGAGACTGGAACTCCAGCTAAAGACTCTTATCAACAACTTTACACGGCTCACGCTGCTGGTACTATTTTCCCAATGAAAATGGGTAAGGCGAGTCCAGCTGCTGGAGACATCACTTACTCTGGAACTGTGTTCATTAGCAACTTTGATGTAAACGCTGCTGATAAAGATGATGTTAAGTTTAGTGCAACATTTGTTGTGGCTTTACCTCCATTAACACAAACCGAAACAGTATAATAAATAAAAAAACGTTATGTTTAAATTAGTATTGAAGAACAAAACCATTGATTTAAAATGGGGTACTTGGGCTATGCGTGAGTTTTGCAAACAAAACAACATCACAATTGACAAGTATTTTGAGACCTTAAGTAAGACACAATTTGACCTGGAATTGATTGTGCAATTAGTGCACATTGGTTATAAGGCAGCTTGTGTAAGTAACAAACAAGACATCGTTTACACAGATGTTGATGTTTGCGAATGGCTTGATGAAATTGGATCTGTTTTTGCAACGGATGGAGAGTTGGTAAACTATGTCAAATACATTGTCGAGAGTACAATGGTTTCGGTTTCCGACAATTCCGAAGATGACAAAAAAAAAGATTAAAGAGTCTTACTTGGGATGATATTTTGGTTAAAGCTGCTGAATGTGGAATAAGACCATCGGAGTTTTGGGAAATGACTTGGAAAGATTTTTCCATTATTGTGATGGGCAAAGAACGACAAGATTTGAACGAATGGGCAAGAACAAGAAATCTTGCCTATATCGTTTATCTTTCTAACACGGCAGAAAGGTCGCCTAAATCGATGAGAGAGTTTTGGCATATCCCAGAGATTGATGATGTCGAAAGGGAGGAGGTTGAGATGATGACTCAAAATCAATTTATGGAAACATTAAAAATGTACGGAGCAAACTAAAAACAAATGGCACAAGAACAGTTACAACTCATTATAACGGCTGACAACAAAGAGGCATTAAAAGCCATTGAAGATTTAGCCAAATCAACGGAGGGTTTAAAGACCAGGTTTGTGCAAAATAAGGGAGCTACCGATGCAGCAACTCAATCCTTGATGAACTTATCAAGAGTTGCACAAGATGCTCCTTATGGTTTTATGGGTATCGCCAACAACATCAACCCATTGTTGGAATCATTTCAAAGATTAGGAGAACGTACAAAAGAATCTGGAGGGGCATTTAAAGCCTTAAAGGAAGCGATGGTTGGTCCAGCTGGTGTTGGTCTTGCCGTTGGTGTTTTATCTTCCGTTATTGTTAAATATGGCGATGCTATTGTTGAGGCAATGTTCAAGGTGTCCGACTTTGAGAAAGCACAAAAGGCGATGCGTGATGCATTAGCTGATAGTGTTAAGTCTGTTGCCGATGATATTGCTAAGAACGAGGCTTTATTGGCGGTTGTTACTAATGTAAACGAGTCAACTAAAAATAGACAAGCTGCATTAGAACAATTAAAAAGCACATACAAGGGTAACCTTGAATTACAAAAGACTGACATTGAAGATGGTGCCAAGTTGATTAATATTGTTAATCAAATATCGGAGGCTCTATTAAGAAAGGCAAAGATTGAGGCTTATGCTAAATTGATTGCCGAAGAACAAGCAAAAATTACAAGAGATCAAATTGCAACAGTTGAGGAACAAGTTGACAAACTTAGTATTTGGGAAAAATCAATACAAGTTGTAACTGGTGCATTTAAAAATATAGGAGGAGCAAATGTTGGGATTGCATTAAACTTAATTGACTCTGGGTTACAAAAGAACCAACAAGAAATTAAGACATCAACAAATGTTGTTAATACATTAACGGAATCTTTAAAGAAATTGACACAAGAGTCTGTTAACGCTGGGGATGCAATGTCAATATCAACTACGGCTCCAAAGAAAGTTAAAGAGAAAAAATCAAAACTTAAGTTTACCGATCCAGTTCTTTATGATGCTGATCTTGAGGAAATGATAAGAAAGCAAGATAGAGAATTAGGAATTGGAGGTCGCCCTGATATAATAGGAGACACATTCAAAACTGATACAGATAAAAACAAAGCGGCAAGTAAGTTAGGATTTACAAGTGGAAAGAAAGAACAAGATCAGTGGTTCAAAGATACCCAAGACAATTTTGATAAGTTGAATGAACAAGCGTTGCAATTTGCCGACACTTTATCATCAACAATTACTAATGCAATCATGGGAATGTGGGATGCCTTACAACAAGGAACTCCAGTTCTTGAGGCTTTAGGAAATATGTTTTTGGATTTGGCAAAGCAAATCGCTGCCGCTGCTATTAAAGCTGCCGTGTTTGCTACGATTTTAAATGTTGTCTTTCCTGGTGCTGGTGGGGCTGCATCCGCTGGAGGATTTGGAGGAATCTTCAAATCTCTTTTAGGAATCCCAACAACTAAGAATGCTGAGGGTGGAATAACTAACGGACCATCTTGGGGATTGATTGGAGAGGGCAACGAGAGAGAGGCAATCATGCCTTTAAGCAAATTAGGTTCAATGATGAAAAATACTTTTAATGCTGGTGCAATGAGTGGCAATGGTGCTGCTGGAGGTGGATCATTTGTATTAAGGGGCAATGATTTAGTTTTGGCTTTACAAAGGTCTAATTATTCATTAAATCTAAGGAGAGGAGCATAATGGCATACGCAAACAAATACAAGATAACTTTTGCCACTAAAACGAGCAAAACGGCTTATTTATACTTGCAAGAGGATGGGTATTCTGGTACTGTTTATGAATATCCTGGCAAGAGTTTACAATTGCAATATTTACCTCAATCGGATGATCCATTTGAACCAATATTTGCAAGTCAATTAAGTGTTACCATAGATGTTACCGATGATTTGGCTAATATGCCAAACTTGGTTACAATGAACGATAAAAAGTATTTTGCTAAACTTTTGTTAAATACAGATGTTGAATGGGTGGGTTATGCACTATCGGATAGTGTTGATTTGTCTTTCTCAACTGGTAGAAAAGAATTGTCTTTTGATTGTGTTGATGGATTAGGAATGTTGCAAGATGTGCCATTGCCAATACCAGACACGACAAACATAAACTTAAATAATAATCTTATTTATTTTATTGCGTTAGCGTTTAACCAATTGACTTTCCCTACAACTCCAAATATTAGAACGGCTTGTAATTTTTACTCAGCTGGTATGACAAATAGGGGGGCGAGTGCAAGTGCTGATCCATTTGCTCAAACTTATTTGCCTTATAGAACATTTGTTGATGAAAACTATTCCTATTTAGATTGCTTTAATACTATTAGAAACATTGTGCAATCTTTGGGATGTAGGGTTTTCCAAGCTGGAGGCAAATGGTGGATTGTTTCTATTAATCAATTTGCCAATGAGAATGTTGCTTATAGTGAGTACGATTATACTGGAACATTAAGCACAAGTGGAACATTTAATAATTTAAGCACAATTCAAGGATATTCTGGGAATACAAGTGGATTGTTTTTTGTTGATAATAGCCAAACAAAATTATTTAGGAAAGGTTATAACAGAGTCCAAAAGTCTAAGAGAGTTGAAATGAGTAACAACTACATTTCAAATGGTAACTTGAGACCTTTGACAAGTGGTTCAACTAATAGACCACAAAACTGGACTGTTGCTGCCTCTGGCACTGGTGCATCGGTTACTTATGTAAGCAATGCAAACGATACATCTGCAATAATTTACATGGATCGTGGCTCATCTGGTGGATATGCAAATCTTAAATGTAATGGTTTACCAAAAGTAAACGGACAAGAAACATTGAAATTTAGTTGGACATATAGGAGCCAAGATTTCACATTAAATGACATGAGAGGGTTTGTTTACCTAACAATTAATGATGGGTTACAGACTTATTATTACGATGGGGATGCTAAAAAATGGAGAGATACTGGAGGGGTTAACTATTATCAAGTACCAGCCCAAACATCTGGAACTAACTCAATCAATGAATTTAGCTTTAGTGTACCATCAACCCCAATCGCTGGGCAATTAGGCTTTGAATTTTGGCTTCAAACAATATCATGTAGAACTGTTGCCGTTAGTGATTTTAGATTGGAAATTGGGGTTGTTTATAGCCAAGTTGACTATGCTGGTTATTTAAACAATTCAAAACAATATGTTAAAGATGTTGATATTGCTTATGGATATTATTCTCCGTATGGTACATATCCAACGGAAGCTGGAATATTCCTTTTGAGTGATGGTTCAAAGGCTGCTGATTGGTATCAATATGGTAAAGCTGGAACCTACCCAAGTTTGGCTCAAATGTTAATGCAACAATACATGAACGTTTATGGAAAAAACATTATAAACATAGATTGTAGTCTAACAAGTTTTGCGACTACAAATGGTATTTTAAATGGTGCTAAATTGTTTAAAGCTACCGACACTGATCCAGCAATAGTAAATGTTGAGGGAAATTCTTATATGTTGGGAAATGCGACTATTGATTATGTGGAAGATACAACTCAAGCTACCTTGTTACAAATATCCGACACGACAATAACTGCAACAACGGCTTACGAGGTGGCTTATAATCAAAATGTAACTGGCACAAACAGTATAATAGTTTAATTTTACAATCATGGCAGATAAAGTTCAAGGCAAAAATATAATTCTTTACAAGTCGGTTGGTGCTACCAATACGGCTTTTGCGTGTTCAACAAATTGCACCTTTAATGTGCAAGTAAGCCAAAAAGATGTGACAAGTCAGTCATCGGCATGGTTTACGGAATACAAAATCGATGTTGCCTCTTGGAATGTAAGTTGTGAGGGAATTGTGACTTTGGCTGGTTATTCTTATGCTGATATGTTAGCGACTCAATTGGCAAGGACTCCAATAAACATTAAATTTAGCATTGACAATGGAGTTGATGGATTTGTTATTTTAGGTGGCTCGGCTATAATTACATCGATTTCAATCAATGCTCCATATAAGGACATTTCAACTTATTCGGTTTCACTTCAAGGGGTTGGGGCTTACACAATAACTTAGTAACTTTGACTTATGGCAGTTAAAGTAAATGGCACGAATGTAATCTTGTTTAAAATAGATACAAGTACAATTCCAGCAACGGAGACTCCATTTGCTTGTTCGACTAATTGCACATTTTCAAGTGAAACGGATTTGATTAATGTGGCATCTTCAACCGATGCATGGTTTAATGTTCCTAAAGATAATCTCACAAGTTGGACAATGTCTTGTGATGGGATTGTTACTCTTGATGGATTTTCTTACGATGAGATTGCTTTGGCACAAAAGAATAGAACTACATTTTTGACTCGATTCCAAATTGACAATGGAGTTGATGGATATAAATACATAAGCGGATATTGTTTCATAGGTGGCTTTTCAATTAGTGGGAATTATAAGGACATTGGAACTTACAATGTTAACTTAACTGGCACTGGTCGATATTATACGGATTCGACTCCAACAACGACATCAACAAGTACGACCACTAGCACAACAAGTACAACAAGCACGACCACAAGTACCTCAACGACCACTACATCAACAAGCACAACAACAACATCAACAAGTACATCAACCACAACGAGTACATCAACGACAACTCAACCACAAGTTTGGTACAAATTGTACAATTGTAATACTGGGGCAATTGAATACTCAAGAGATTATATAAACGGAACATTTGCATTAAATGATCGAGTTACTGCAATTGGTCAAACATGGAGAATTGATCCTCCGATTCAATATACCAATCCAGGCGGTTCGGCTTTGAGCATCACTGCAACTGGATTAACTGGATGTCCAGCGACAACATCGACAACCACAACTTTGCCACCATTAACGACATCTTTGTCGATTACTTGTGATAATACTCAACCAGGTGCAACATACTTAGGTAAGGCGACAATCACTATCTCTGGAGGTACTGGAGTTTATGAGGTTGCTGCTGGGTTTGTGGGTAGCATTGGGGCTTATGTAAGCATAGGAACTAATCCTTTTGTAATTACAAGTCCAACGGCTCCTTACACTGGCTCAATAGGTTTAAGGAACTCAACTGGTCCATCGGATCAATTTGTTGTTCAAGTTAGAGATAGCAATGGAACTGTTGTAAGTAAAAGTGGATTGGTTTCTTGTACTTATACGACTACAACAACCACATCAACAACAACTACAATTGCATTGCCTCCGTTCTCTTTTTACACTAACACTGGTCGAAATAGTAGCATTGGTGCTTGTTATGCAACTCCATCAATTTATTTATGGGCTTACTCAAATATTTGGGGTTCTGGGAATACTTACTATCAAGGTACAAGTGGTGGTCCAGATGTTCCCTTAACTTTATATCCTGGAGCAAATCAATGGTTTTCAAATAGTGGAACGGCTATTCAAATCGATGATTATGGTGTAAGTTATAACGACACGGCTTGTACACCAACCACAACCACAACAACAACAACAACAACAACTGCTCCTCCTATTACTTGTAATCATTTATTGGTTACAGTTACCTCAATTGATAGGGCTGCATCCGATGACGGCTATGTTTACTTTGAGGCTGGAGATTGTGCTGGTAACCCAATTTATTTGCAATACAATACAAATAAGACTAACTTTGATACTGGGTACTGTTACTCATCTGGATATGCAACCAATGTTTACATTTTAGTTGGTGGTGTTCCAACTGCCCCAACTGGAGGCAGCACGATTGTAATGGGTTCCCCATGTTAAAATAAACGTATGATTGTAAGATATGTGTCGGCACAACCAGCGACAAAATATTATGCATGGCAAGTCGAGGTCATGTTAAACAATTTTGTTAGCGTTGGGATCAACTTAAACTATGTTGACATTGTTTGTTGGAAACAAGATGGCATTGTTCCACCAGAATGGTCAAAACTTGCTCAAGGTTATGCAGCAAGATTTTTCTTTTACGATGACAAACGAATAACCAAATATTATGTTTCATCTATTAGACCAAACATCCTAAAACAACATTTCAAGGAACATCCGTATTTGGCACAAGATGCCATATTTTACCATGATTGCGACATTGTATTTACTAAGCAATTGATATTTGGTCCGTTCTTATACGACAACAAATGGTATGGTTCCGATACAAGATTTTATATTAGCCATGATTACATTTTAAGCAAGGGAAAGGATGTTTTGGATAAAATGTGTAAGATAGTAGGCATCAAGAAAAGCGTTGTAAAAAAGAACGAATTGAACTGCATCGGTGCTCAATATCTTATGAAAAACATCGATTGGGTATTTTGGGAGAATGTGGAACGAGATTCCGAGATGTTATTTAAAGAAATAACAGACTTGAACAATGAAAAATTAATAATTGATAGAAGAACAATGCCACCTGGACAAGCGAGACAATCATATCATCCATTGCAAATTTGGTGTGCTGATATGTGGGCGGTTTTATGGAACGGATGGAAAATGGGAGTTGAAACAGTTGTACATAAGGACTTTGAGTTTGCATGGGCTACATCTCATGTGAGAGAATGGGAGAAATGCTACATATACCATAACGCTGGGGCAACTGGATTAATAAAGGGAATGTTCTTTAAATCGGAATACATGGAGGAATATCCCTACAACAAAGAGTTGGATTTGGACAAAGAGTTTGCCAGTTACAATTATTGGGAATTAATTCAAGACACTGCAAAAAAATCAGTTTTACTATAATGGAAAAAATAATACATCAAATTTGGGTTGGTCCTTACGAAATGCCAGATCGTGAAAGATTATTCGTTCAAATGGTAAAGGACAAAAATAAAACCTACGAGCACAAGTTATGGACAAATGACAACATCCCAGAGTTGCCAGATAACTTAAAAGAGTTATACCAAAAGTTTGAATTAGCCGAAGATTATGCCCATCAAGCCGACATTTTAAGGATATTCCTTATTGCCAAATATGGAGGCATTTACATGGATGTTGACTTCCATTGTGTTGGTTCTATCGACAATACTGATTTAAGCCAATCTAATGGCTTTTTTTGCTATCATGGAGGAAATGATTACACAATGCCCAACGGAGTGTTTGGCTTGTCTAAATCGGCTGAAATAGCCCAATTTTTACTTGATTCGGTGCAACCAGATAACGGATGGTATGGTCCATCTTGGTTAGGGGATAAAGTGAAAGAGTTTTTGGGCTTTAATAGGGAGACTGATCATGAGTTGGTAAAACAAGGACTTGACAATATTGGCATCAAATACATTATGTTCCCTTATTGGGAAACTAAGTTTTTTAGACATCATGCTTTGTACTCATGGAGTCCAGAGAATAAGGCAAATTTTAAGAACGGAAACATTAACTATTTATGGTAAGTTTTGTTTGCACTACATATAGGAGGTTTTATTGTGTTAGGAGGATTTTGGCTCAATTTTATGCTCAAACATACCCTCACAAGGAACTTATCATATTCAATACCGACATGGAGTTTCCTTATGAAATGTTGGTAAATGTCTCCAATGTGATTGTAGTAAATAATGACAAAGACTACCAAACTGGATTACCTTATACAAACAGAGGGCAAATTTGCCGAGATGCAGTCACTCATGCAAATGGAGACTATTTTATGTTAGCCGATGATGATGACATATACTTGCCTTATCACATGGAACAAGCGGTCAATGGAATTAAATCAAATGGGATGGATGCCTGGAAACCAGAAAAAAGCCTATTTGCTACGAGAGAGGAAATAAAACCAGTACAAAATACACTTGAGGCAAGTGTAATTGTTAAAATGAACCGAATTAGGGAAATAGGATTTAGATCCGATATAACTGGTTATGAGGGATTAAGTTGGTACACTCAATTAAGAGATGAGGGACAATTGGATGAAAACAACAAAAAGTATGTTCCATCGTATTGTTTCAATTGGTCCGATCCATCGGAATTGGCTGGGCATAAGCAAAGCGGAGACATAGACAACCCAAATAACTTTGACAATCACAAAGAGCAAAGCCGAGACCACGCAAAAGAAAAATTGACTCCAATTAGCAAAGATGAATTGAACAAAGAATATATTAAGTATTATGATTGTATTGTCAAATACAAATCCCACTTTGACTCTAAAAGTTATGAAAGATACATTTTAACTGAGTAGCCAACGAATTGTTTAAAATTAAGTAATTTTGGAGAAATACCAAGATTATGGCTTGTAATAATAGTGCTGATTTAAGACCAGCAAACTACAACATTCAAATTTGGAAAGAAGATAACTGGGCTCAAACCTTTGCTCTATTTGCAAACACTGTTCCAATCGATTTGACTGGAGCTTATTGTGAAATCCAAATTCGACCAAGTATAAATTCAACAACTGTTTCTGCAACATTAGATAGCGATGGAAATGGTATAACAATAGGAGGGGTTGACAACAACTTAATTTCAATTGATTATCCAATTACAATTGATGCTGGTACTTATGTTTACGACATGACAGTTGTCTTTCCTGGCGACTTTACAAAAACTTATATTTGGGGCAATTTCGTAGTTTATCAAGATATAACACAAATTTCATGAGTACAGAGATAACAATACAACAAGATCAAATCGACATAAACGTTGACACTACAACCATTGTGATTGAGTCGCCTCAAGGCGGTTATCCTTTGCCAAGTTCGGTTTATTCGGTGTTTGGTCGTGTGGGCAATGTAATTGCACAAGATGGAGACTACAATTTGACTCAATTAGGGGATGTGACAATCTCAAATCCTTTGACTGGTCAAGCCTTAGTTTATAACGGAACGGCTTGGGTAAATAATACCGAGACTTACACTGGTACAGTTACATCTGTAAATATGAGTGTGCCAACTGGTTTAACGATTAGTGGCAACCCAATTACAACGGCTGGAACTTTAGCGGTAGGATTGGCGAGTGGATATTCTATTCCTACGATTGCATCTCAATCAACTTGGGACACGGCTTATTCTCGTAGTTTGACATCTGCATCCGTAACTGGAACCACAACAAAGACTTTGACTTTAAACGAGCAAGGTGGTGGAACTATTACGGCTACATGGAGTGATTACGACACGGCTCCAGTAACATCGGTTTTTGGTCGTACTGGTGCGGTGGTTGCTCAAAGTGGCGATTATACTACTTTATTAGTACCAGAAAATACAAACTTATATTTTACTAACCAACGTGCGAGATATGCCATTAGTGGCGATGCTACATCTGGTGTGGTTTATTCAAATACAACTGGTATAATTGCTTTAGATGATATCCCAAATACAAGTCTATTAAACGACTCAATTACTATTAATGGTTACTTGACTCCATTAGGAGGAACAGTGACTTTAACAACAACGGATGTTGCAGAGGGAACAAACCTTTATTACACTCAAGCAAGATTTAATTCGGCTTTTGCTGCTAAGACAACAACTGATTTAACAGAGGGAACAAACTTATACTTTACAAATGCAAGGGCTCAAGCTGCCATCACTGGCACAAGTCCAATTTCGGTTACAAGTGGAAACGTATCAATTAGTCAAGCAAACTCAACAACAAATGGTTATTTGAGTTCAAGTGATTGGATTTCATTTAATGCAAAACAAGCGGCTTTAACATTAACCACAACTGGTAACAATGGATCAGCAACTTTAGTAGGTTCAACTTTAAACGTACCAACTTACACATTGGCTGGTCTTGGGGGTATTAGTTTAACTGGTTTGAGTGCTACGAGTCCATTGTTGTACGATAATACAACTGGAACATTTAGCATTCAAGTTGCGAATGTATCACAAAACGGATATTTGTCAAGTACAGATTGGACAACCTTTAATGGCAAACAAGCTGCTTTAAGTGGCACTGGATTTGTTAAAATAAGTGGAACAATTATTTCTTATGACAACTCAACATATTTAACAACAATTGAGGGAATTACTGCTGGTGGCGAATTGAGTGGAACTTATGCATCCCCATCATTAGTAAATAGTGCAGTAACTGGAAAGGTTTTGACTGGTGTAAATATCACTGGTGGAACCATTCAAGCGACTGACTCAATTTTAACTGGCTTTGGTAAATTACAAAACCAAATCAACGGATTGATTGGTGGTTCAATATACAAGGGAACTTGGAATGCATCTACAAATACTCCAACATTAACTTCAAGCGTAGGAACTGCTGGTTGGTATTATATCGTAAATGTTGCTGGTTCTACAAATCTTAACGGCATTACTGATTGGAATGTGGGAGACTGGGCAATATTCAACGGAGGTGTTTGGCAAAAGGTAGACAATACAGATGCGGTTATTTCTGTAAACGGCTTTACTGGTGCGGTTTCTTTAACTACATCAAACATAAGCGAGGGAACAAATCTTTATTATACCGATGCAAGAGCAAGAGGTGCGTTAAGTGCTGGTACTGGAATTAGTTATAACTCAACAACTGGAGTTATTACGAATAGTGCTCCAGACCAAACAGTAAGTTTAACTGGTGCTGGAACTACATCAATAAGTGGAACATATCCAAACTTTACTATAACAAGTAACGACCAATATGTGGGCACTGTGACATCCGTTGGAATTACATCAACTTCGGCTGCATTAACAATATCAAACACTCCAATCACATCAAGTGGAAACATTGGTGTAAACTTTGCTGGAACATCTGGTCAATATGTGGCTGGAGATGGATCATTAGCAACTTTACCAAGTTTGACTGGGTATGTACCTTATACTGGTGCAACACAAACTGTTGATTTAGGTGCATGGGATTTGAATGCAAGAGGAATAAAAGTAAACGGAACTGGTGGTCTTGGTCATGTGGACATGAAGCATCAAAGTGGTGCACCAACTGGAAGTGCAAGTTCATCAACTTTATATGCGAATGTAAACGGAGACATAGCGTGGTTAAATGACCATAGTTATACAATGACTTTAGTGGCAAGTGCTAATACTGCAAATCGTAATTATACTTTACCAGATGCAAGTGGAACAATTGCTTTAACATCTAACATTAGTTATCCAGTTACAAGTGTGTTTGGTAGAACTGGAGCAGTAACGGCTCAAAGTGGAGATTACACAACAACACAAGTAACTGAGGGTACAAATTTATATTATACGGATGCTCGTGCAAGAGGTGCAATTAGTTTAACGACTACTGGCAACAACGGAGCATCAACATACAATAGCACAACTGGTGTTTTAAATGTGCCTACTTATACTTTAGCTGGTTTAGGAGGTATTAATTTAACATCTTTAAGTGCGACAAGTCCTTTGCTTTATAACAACACAACTGGTGTTTTCTCAATTCAACAAGCATCTGGTTCACAAGCTGGTTACTTATCAAGTGCGGATTGGACAACATTTAACTCTAAGCAAGGAGCATTAACTTTTAGTTCTCCATTAGTAAATACTGCTGGAACTATTACAATAAACCAAGCAACAACATCTACAAATGGTTATTTAAGTAGTACAGATTGGAACACATTTAATAACAAGCAATCTGCAATTACTTTAACTACAACTGGTACAAGCGGTGCTGCGACATTTAGTGCTGGAACTTTAAATATACCACAATATCAAGCAGCATTAACAAACCCAGTAACTGGAACTGGTACAACAAACTATCATGCTAAGTTTACTGGAACATCAACTTTAGGTAATAGCTTAATTTATGATGATGGTACAAATGTTGGTATAGGTACAACAAGTCCAGCACAAAAATTACAAGTTAATTCAACAACTGGAGATGGTTGTTATGTATCATCTTTTTTAACTACAACTGGTGCTGCTGATACTGGTCCAATTTTAGCTTTTGGATTTAATGATGGCACGAACAATAGAGATGGAGTATATATAAAAGGTTTAAAAGAAAATTCAACTTCTGGCAACTACGCATCTTATTTATCTTTTTTTACAAGACCAGCAGGTAGCGGACTTACGGAAAAAATGAGAATTACCTCTACTGGTAATGTTGGAATTGGTACAAGTAGTCCAGCAAGTGTATTAGAAGTTGCAGGTACTCCTGTTGTTGGGGATGCATTAACAGGTATTATACAAACTTTAACAAATAATTCAACTGCATATAATGCTTCACCACAATCAGGTGTAGCATTTCAATATAAATATAATACTGGCGGTTCTCTTGTAACTGGTGGTGGTATTGCAGGATTAAAAGAAAATGCCACAAGTGGTGATTATGCAACTGCATTAGGATTTTATACAAGAGCAAATGGTGGTAATATTACCGAAAGAATGCGTATTACAAGTGGGGGTATAATTTTTATAAATAGAACTGGCTCTTGGACGACTTTTGGTGATTCTGGTGGAGCATCCATAAGTTCAGATGCAAATGGTAGTGCTTATTATGCAGTTTATGATGGTGGAGAATCTTTAGGTTTATCAAGAAGAGGAAGTGATGGAACTATTGCATTATTTAGAAGGGCGACTGTAACTGTTGGAACAATATCAGTTACAGGTTCTGCAACATCATATAATCAATCTGGTTCTGATTTAAATTTAAAAAAGAATATTGAAGATTGGAATGAAAATGCTTTTGAATTATTTAAAGATTTAAAACCTAAATTATTTCATTTTAATAGTCAAGAAGATTCTGAAGAAAAAGTTAAGGGTTATATAGCCCAAGATAATATTGATAAATTCCCAGAAGCATATCCTAAAAATGATGAGGGATTTTATATGTATAACCCATCTGGTATGATGGTATATGTAATGAAAGCACTACAAGAAGCATATTCAAAAATTGAACAATTAGAGGCTAAAGTATCAGCATTAGAGAATAAATCATAAATTTGTAAAAAATAAAACGTATGATCACATTAACACAACAAGACTTACAACAATTAGAGGCAATTTTAGTTGATGCACCTTATAAGGTTGCACAACCAGTATTGGCTATTTTAACAAAAGCTATTCAATCCCAACAACAAGCACAACCAGTGCAAGAGCCAACAGTTGAGGGATAATGAAAAATCTGTTCATAGCAGTTTTACTTGTGATTATGGGGTGGTTGATTTTCAGCCGCCCTATATCCAATATTGAGACTCGTACCGAGATAGACACAATCTATAATTACGACACTCTAAAAGTCTATAAAAAGGGCAAAGACATACCCTATAAAATATTAGACACTACCTACCTAATAGATGAGATTCACGACACTCAATTTATAGTTAAGGACTATTCGCAAATAAAGGCTTATTCCGACACTATTTACAAGGACTCAAGCCGTTTTGTTATCAACGATACAATCGGTCAAAATAAGATACTTTCAAGGGGATTTGAGGCACTATTACACGAAAAAACCATCATTAAAAATAATTATATCTTTGAGAATAGAAACAACCTTTATTTAGGTGTTATCGGAGGCAAAGACAAAATCGGCTTAGGGGCTATTTATAGCACTAAAAAGGGAATGTTTATGTTGTCTTATGACAAACAAATAAATGTTGGCTATTTTAAAAAGATATATTGATGGCAACAAGCAAAAAAATCGGAGTAAATCCTCTCCCAATTTCGTTCAAGGATTTCGCAAAAAACCCAATTGTAGGCACATTATTCGTTGTCTTGATTGGGATTTCTTATTTATACATAGACATAAAAGGTACATTTCAAGGTCAAATCCAAAGCCAGGAGTTTAGGATCAGTAACCTTGAGCATAAAGATTCTATAAAAACACAAGCATTAATTGAGTGTAAAACGGCTTTAAGTGCTACAAATACCAAGTTGGAGACTTTGGATGCAATGGGAGCCATTAAAAAATCAGTAAACTAATGAAAGCGTTTATATTAACTTTTTTATTCTCTGGGATGTTGTTCATAAGTAATAAGGTAGCAAAGGCACCAGAGGTATCTAATGAAGACAAAGAGTTTGAGCAGTTAATGAGTGATTTTAATAAAACAATGGAGCATAATAAGATTATGCAATCCAAAGCTGACTCAACAAAGGATCAAATTATAATTGAGACAACTAAGGAAATTAGTAAACTTTCAAACGAAAACAAACAATTAAAAACCGAGTTAAATGAGGTCAAAGCGATTCTTGATAGTGTTATCGTTGATACTGGTCGTGCGTTCGAGTTACTGCCAATATCCCATAACTAAGATAATAGGTCAAGATACTGTTGTTATAATGACCTTAAAACAAGGCGAAGAAATAAACAACTTTTATAGGAACTACAACAAACAAATAGTCTTATTAAAGGATTCAATAAAAATTAAAAGACAAGATTATGATAGCTTATATAAAACAATTGCTGCTAAAACAGATTCATTCTATTCTTGGAAATATCGATATGGACTCAACAAAGCCATCTTCGAAGCGAGGGAGACCGACCAAGAAAAAATCAACAAAATCCACGCATTAAGCAAGATATTGTTGATGTTTATTATTATTTTACAATTCTCACAATTACATTAATATGATTAAGAATTTTATTTGGCATTTATTTAGCGACAAGAGTCCTTTAAACGCTGCAATCGCAATCGGAGTGGGTGCATTTCTTATGATGACAATCTTTGCTTTAGCGGACATTGGAACTGGGTTAATTCAAAAGGATTTAGTTGTTAGTGATACAATTTATCATTCATTTGTACTGATTGTATTTGCTGCATTCTTTAAATCGAGTTACGAAAACGTAAAAGGCAACAAGAACTTAAACAATGAATAAAAGAGAAAAACAAGCATTTTTAGTCGGTGCAATCGTTTGGGTTGTATCTTTAACTTATTTTAGTATTAAATTATTAGAACGATGAAATTAAGCGAACATTTGGAACTTGCAGAGGTTACAAGAAGTGAAACGGCTAAAAGGCACGGAATAAGTAATATGCCTACGGCTGAACATATTGAGAATTTTAAGAAATTGGCTGAAAATTGTTTTGAGCCTATTAGAAATCATTTTAGGGTTCCAATCCATTTATCTTCTGGGTATAGATCAGCTGAACTAAATGCTTGTACTCCTGGCAGTTCAAAAACATCCGATCATTGTTTTGGTCGTGCAATTGATATTGATATGGATATGAGTTCACATGGAATAACTAATAACGATGTATTTCATTGGGCAATTGCAAACTTAAAGTTTAAGCAAGTGATTGCAGAATATCCAGTTGATGGAAAATTGTCTTGGGTTCATATTAGTTATGATCCAAACAACTTAAAGCAAGAGATTTTGATTTGCGTTAAAAAAGATGGTAAACCACATTATTTACCATATAAAGGCAATGAAAGTTTAGTGAAATGATAAGTAAGAAAGCCATTGATTTGATTGTTCAATTTGAGGTTGGTGGCAAAAGTTACTATGACAAGGTTTTGCATCGACCTAACTTTCCAGGTTATGGAGGCATTAAGATTGGCATCGGTTACAATTTGGCTTATACTTATCAAAAACAGATCATAAACGATTGGAGTGGGAATATTAACCCAAACTACTTTCCAGCGTTGTTTAGGGTGTTAGGGTTAAAAGGAATACCAGCCAAACAAATGTTAATTGGCGATTTGTTAAAGGTTACTATCCCTTACTTAAATGCTTATGATGTGTTGGTTAAAAGGACAATTCCTCGTTATTATTTGATGGCTTTGGAAATATACCCAGAATTAAGCCTTTTAAACGAAGATACAAAGGGTGCAATTGTTTCGATGGTTATGTGTCGAGGAATTAAATTAGAGGGCGAAAATAGGGCTGAAATGAGGGAATTAGTGGATTTAATTGCCGACCAGGACTATGAGGGGATTGCAGATGCAGTGGAAAGGTCTAAAAGGCTAAATGAGGCAAGGGGATTTGATGATTTGGTAAGGAGGCGAGAGGCAGAGGCAGACTTGATTTTTAATTCGATATAAGGACTTCATACGTTTAAACCAAACGTTCCCCGCTTAGTTTCTACTATGGCGGGTTTTTTTTGCCCATTTGTTAAATATGTTAAAATATTGTTAAAGTAAATAAATATTATAAATAGTGTACTTTGTGTACACATTTCCCCTATCTTTGGTCTCACAATGCGTTTAGGTCGGTATCGCCAATGGAACAACCGACATACTTTAATCTTAAATAAAACGTATGAAAGAATTAATCGCCCAAATGAAAGAGGCAATGAAAATGACCTATTGCCTAAGAACTGACTGGGATTTTAACAATCTAAGCACAACCCAAAAAATGATCCTAAACATTTACACAAACCTATTATTTGAATATAATGGGGATGAGGTAAAGGCTTTGGAGACATTATCAAACCGAATTGAATCACTTTTATTAAACTCTAAGTAACATGAACCAGTATCAAAAAGACTCAATCAAACCTATTTATGGCTTTATCATTGTTATGGTAGCCTTGTTATTAACGGCAATAGTCGAAAATTTATAAGATATGAAAGGAACAATGACCATAAGAATCGATGATAAAACCAAAGAAAACATCGTAAAAGAAGCAAACAAACTTTACTCAACTCCAAGCCGTTTGGCTTACGAAATCTTAAAACAACGATATGAAACTAACTCATCAAGCAAGACAACTAATCTTGCACAAAAGGGCAGCAATCTTATTGGAAATGCTAAAAAACGCACAAAGTAGGAAAGATGTCTATGCCGTTGATTTATACAACCATAGATCAAATGGAGCCAACAATTACACAAGTGAAAACGACATTCTTATCAAGATTGCCAGAATTAACGGAATCCAAAAGAGAATATTAAAATCTTATCACTTTTTGATTGTGGAACTCTATCAATTAACCGATGATTTTATCTTACCAGTAAATATAATATTCTAATGACACCAAAAGAAAAAGCACAAGAATTAATAGATAAAATGAAAAGACCATTAAATGATGATTATTTTGTAGATTATAATCCTTATTATAAAGAATGTGCATTAATTGCAGTAGATGAAATAATAAAATCAAATCCATTAGAACCAAATGATACACCAGAATGGCTTCAACCAGAAGATTGGTTTTCAGATTCAAATATATCTGCTGAAAAATATTGGTTGGAAGTTAAAAAAGAGATAACAAATCTATGAATTACCCATCTAAAGAAACCTATTTAATACAGTTAGAAAATGAAACATTACGAGAAAGAGTTAAAGCCCTCAAAGAAAGAATTAAAGAGTTGGAACTATTGGTCAATGCCCAATCTAAAGCCAAGACCGAAAACGCACCTGGAACAAATCCAGGAGGCACAAAGAATCATTGAGGTGGTTTGTCACTATTACGAATATTCCTATAAAGACCTTGTTGGTAAATATAGGGCTCCAGCTTTGGTAATAGCGAGGCACATTGCCATTCAATTTATCAAAAGCAAGACTGATTTAAGCCTAAAAGAGATTGGCAAATTGTTTGACCGAGATCATACTACCATTATTCATGCCCTTAGGAATATAGAAGCCAAAAGGACTCATCCTTATGATGAAAGCGTAAAAACCGACCTTTTTAACATTAATTTAATACTTTAAAGAGGTTATTCACAATAGAATTAGTATATTTGATTATTATTCACAAGTAAAACAAACGTATGGAACTGCAAAAAACACTGGTTTATACTAAAGACCAGGTCGAGTTAATCAAGACTCAAATCGCACCAGATGCGACAATGGATGAACTAAAACTATTCCTTTACCAAGCACAACGCACTGGATTAGATGCTTTGTCAAGGCAGATTTATTGCATCCACCGAAACACTAAATTGCCCAACGGATCATATGGCAAAAAGATGACCATTCAAACATCAATTGATGGTTTCCGAGTAATTGCCGAAAGGTCTGGAACTTATGCTGGACAATCCGAGCCAATTTTTACAACCGATGCCAATGGAAACTTGGAGTCTTGTAAAATATCGGTATTTAGATTTAAAGGAGATATAAGATACGAGGCAGCCGTTGGAGTGGCTTACTGGTCCGAATATGTACAAACGGATAAAAGTGGCAACCCAATGGGTTTATGGGGTTCTAAGCCGAGAATTATGTTGGCTAAGGTATGTGAGTCAATTGCACTTAGAAAGGCATTTCCTCAAGACTTGAGTGGTCTTTACACTGGCGATGAATTGCCAGAGGAAATTGTTGAGAAATCCCCTTACATCAAACGACACGAAACATTTGAAGACTTAGAATTGGCGATTGATTTGTGTCTAAACTTAAATGAGTTAGTAAAGTTATATGAACTCAACTTACACCAAGAAAGCGACAAAATGAAATTATTGTTTACTACTAAAAAAGAGACTTTATGAAAGCAATAGAAATGTACATTTTGAAGTTAGATCAAACAATCAAGGACTCTAAAAGAGCACCAAATCAAGATGTGGTCAAAACAATGGAGGCTTGTTTACAATTAGCCAAAGACCTTTACGAGATGGAAAAACAAGGGGATGAACTTATCCAACAATTATTTAAAGCTATAAAAGTAAAACCATGAACGATTTATTAATCTGGTCTGTCGCACCAACTAAAGCCGACATTGAAAAGTATTGTGATAACATTGCAAACGAGTTATCGGATGGATTGACAAAACCAGAGGATGTGGCAGTTAAAATAGGAGCCATTGAGGTATTTGCTAAAACCTTACGATCTAAAGCAGAGGAACACATTGTTGATTTCCTTAACAAATGCCCTAAAGGTGCATACAATCATTTAGGTGCTGATTTAAAGTTAAAGGACTCTCAAACTTATGATTATGGGGCATATTCCGAGAGATGGGCAGAATTACAAGCCCAAATTGATGTACTTAAAGCCGAGCAAAAGGAAATCGAAGAAAACGGCAAGAAATTCGAAAGAGGTCAAATCCCATTGAAGACCTATAAACAAACTTATTCAATCACTTTAAACAAATAAAAATGATAGTATTAAACATCAAAAAAGAGGACATCAAATTCACTAAGCACAAGAACGGCAACCATTATGCAACCATTGTAGTTGAGAAACGCAAAGAGGTTGACAAGTACGACAACACTCACACAGTTTATAACGGACAAACTGCAACCGAAAGAGCCGAGAAAGCCAAAAAGGAATATTGTGGCAATGGAAAAGAATATGTTTGGAGTCCAGAGGGAAAGAACGAGTTTAAGACTGTTAAGGTTACCGAAATACCAGTTGATAATGATGATTTACCATTTTAACATAAGATTAACGTATGAAGACATTATTTGATGATTTGGAAACTAAGGAACACAAATGGTTTGTTGAATACGACAAAGAAAACCCAGAGATTTATGAGTTTTTTAAGCGTTATTCTTTAACGGCAATTCAACGAGGGCATAAGAATTTATCAGCCGAGTTTATCTTCAATGTGATTAGATGGGAGACTCCCATTAAAGCTGGGGATGACTTTAAAATAAACAACAATGCCAAACCATTTTACGCTCGAAAGTTTATGAGGGAATTTCCCCAATATGAGGGATTTTTCCGCAAAAGAACCAGTAAAGCCGACCAGGTTTACTATTAAAGTCTTATATTTGTTCCAGGTATTGCAGACCTATTACGAACTTTTTGCCCTTGATACAACCTACTATCTGCAATGTAGTAGGGGGTTGATAGGGCTTTTTTATTATGAAGAAAAATGATTTCTACTTTAGCCATGATTACAATTCGGCTAATGATACTAAAATCCTATTTCTTAGGCATCAATTAGGGATGGAGGGATATGGGATTTATTGGTTTCTTATTGAACAATTAGCCATTGCTGGAGGTAAATTACCACTTGATCTTATTCCAATTTTGGCAATGCAGATGCAATCAACCGATGTTAAGGTAAAGGGTGTTGTTTTAAACTTTGATCTATTTAAAATTGAACATGAGGAGTTTTATTCGGATCGTTTACAAAAGCATCTTGAACTAAGAACAAAGTTGTCCGATAGTGGCAAAAATGGTGCTGCTAATAGGTGGGGTAATAGGGGGGCTAATGGGGTGGCTATTGGGGAGGTTAATGCAAAGGAAAGGAAAGGAAAGGAAAGTAAAGGAAAGGAAAACAAAGTAAAGGTTAGTAGGCAAACCCTATTTAGTGAGACCGAGTTTAATGATCTTGATAAATTCAAGGAAGCGTTTATAGGTACTCAATATGAAAATGCAAACTTTGAATATTATCACGAAGTCATAAAGAACTG